CGCAGGCGCTGCCTCGGTGGCGGGCGTCGTCAGCAATGCGCGCCAGCGCTCCCGCTCGTTCGTCAGCGCGGCGCTGCAGCTCGGCGAGCAGATCGAGGGCTGCGGTGTCTGGCGCGCACTGTCCGGCAGCGGCGCGAGCCTGGGCGGCGGCACGGTGGGCGGTGAGGTAGCTGGCGAGGTCGCCGCGCAGCCGGCCAGCAGCAGCGCGGGCAGCATCGGCATCCGCCGCAGCGCGCGCCAGGGCCAGGTCCGTGTCGCGTGCAAGAAAGTCGAGGCGTTCACGGTAGGCTCCTTCCCGTTGTCGATAGCGTTCGGATGCGTGCAGCGCGGCGGTGGCAGCGGCCTGGCGGTCGGTCGCCAGATCCGTGCGTGCCTGCGCCGCATCGCGCTCGGCACCCAGCCGCGCCAGCGACTGCCAGACCAGCAGCGCTGCCAGCAGCAGGGCCAGCAGCTGCCAGGCATGGGTTTGCAGGCGGTCCATCAAGGCTGGGCCTCCATGCAGGCCGCGTGGCGCGCCTGCTGGCGTGTCCACACGCCGCGGCACACCTTGTTGCCGGGTGCCGAGCAGTCAAAGCGCCAGCGCGTGGGCCGGCCTGCGCCATCCCATCGATAGGCACTGAAGCCCTGCAAAGGCTGGGTGCTGGTCATGAATCGCCAGGACAGGTAGGACTGGCAGGCGCCGGCGTAGTCGCCGGCCCGTGTCCTGGCCAGCATCGAGGAGCCGCGCCAGGCCCCGCAGCCGTACTGGCCTGCGAAGTCCACCGCCTGGGCGAACTCGGCCGGGTGCGCTCGCGTGTCACCCAGCGAATCGCGCACGCAGGCGCCGTACTGCTGCTCCAGCAGGTTGATGGCCAGCTCGCGCGCCCGTTCGCGGGTGATGGGCGGGTCGGCCAGGGTCACGCGTGTGCCGTCCTCGTAGTGCGTGGCGCCATGGCCGATGGTTGGCACGTCGCCGCGCACCGGGATGATGGGCGCGGAGCTGAAACCCTCGGCAGCGATCCAAGACGCCAAGATGGCGGCGCCGATGCTCAGGCCAGCGGCAGAAACGCGGCCGGCGTTCATTCGTCCACCTCGAGCACACCCAAATCTGTGTCGTAGTGCCGCGCCGGCGCGCCTGTGGCTCGCATCAGGTCCATGCGCAGTTGCCGCTCGGCGTCCCTGCGCAGAAACTCCCGTTCCCTGCGGGCGTCATCAGCGCGCCGGAGCTTGGCGGCCTCACGCTTATAGAACCAGGTGATCAACAGGCCGATGATCGCCACCAGAGCCCCGACATAGGCCGCGAGGTCTGCCGCAGACATCTTGCCGGCCACGGCGACAGATCCACCAAGGATCGTCGCCTTGTTTCCTGCCGCGCCAATGGCTTCGAGGGTTTCAGTTTTCATGGCCCCGATGATTCCGGGGCCGGGCCGCGCTGGCGAACCCTACACGGGGGCCGCAGGCCAGCCGGCCGCGACATCGATCTGCGCCAGCGCCAGGGCGTCGTCGGCTGCCGCATCGATCTGGTCCTCGATGCGCTGGCGCGTGCCCGTCAGCAGGCCGTGCACCTGCCGGTACTTGTCGTCCTTCTCGCGGATGCGCTCGGCCAACACTAGGCGGTCCAGCCTGCGTGCCAGCGCTGCAGCGTCGATCCAGGGCGTGGCCGCTGCTGGGTCGGATTCAAGCGCCCTCGCCTCCTCCGTCTGCACCGGCCAGGATTCGCGCTCGCTCAGCGGGTAGCCTGCGGCGATCACCTGGATGTGCTTGCGGTACTCTGCAGCCAAGGCCAAACGCAGGCCCGCCGCGATCTCGGCTGCCGGCCGCAGCTCGGCAGGTAACGGCACGCCGCCGGCCGCCAGCCAAGCCTTGTACTGCAAGAATTCGGGATTTTGATTTGGATACTCAAACGACTCGGCAGTGGGCACAGTGATGCGCTCGCCTCCACGCAAAAGATATACATGCCCCTCGCCAGATAGCTGGTATGTCATAAATAGAGTCCACCAGAATCCGTCGTGCCTGCTGAGTTGCCCGGGAGATAGTTCGCACCGGCGCCGTTTGTAAAGACCACAGAATTTGACGCTACGGTATATCTCTTCCCGGTTGCGGCACCGCTGATTGACGTGCTAAACATATTTAGCAGCCCAAGGACGACGCAAGTAACAAACGATCCTGAAAAATTGACGGTGCCGGAGATCGTCAACGTCACCTGGTTGCACTGGATTTCAGCCTTGACAATGTAGTAGTGATACGTCGCACCGCCGATGATCTTATAGCTGCTCATGACGCGGATGTATCCCTCGCAGCGGACATGTATGCTGCAAGCGCCAAATACCAGATTTCCGATCAATACAATGGAGCCCGTCTTGATATAAAGCCCGTTGCCTGTAGCGGTGAGGCGCAAGTCTTTGATGAAATATGTGCCAACAGTTCCATCGTTAGTGGATATCGCATCACCACCAGAAGAGATGATCACATTATCTGGGGTAGAAGAATTCCCGGCGATTATCAACTGCCCGCCGCCAACGAACGACTTCAATACAACTGACTGGCTATATGTGCCATCAGCTAGCTGAATCGTAATGTTGTAGCCACCATTATCCAGTGCGCTAGCAACATCCACCGCCTTCTGAATCGTGAGGAACGCCCCGCCGGCCGTATTGCTCAGCCCGGTATTGCTGTCGCTGCCATCGGTGCGGACGTAGTAGGTGCGCGCAGCGGTGAGCAGCTCGCGGAAAACGAGCTGATCCTGGGACGCGATGTCCTTGGCATCTGTGCGGCGTCCGACGTGCTTCATAGGGTCAGCCCGTAATGGTGGCCCGGTACTGGCCGGTGGTCGGCGCCACGGCGAAGGTCAGCTGCACCGTGTTCACCCCGTTGGCGACCCAATCGCACAGCACGCCAGCATTCGTCGCGCTCTCGCGCACGCTGACCACCACGTCCTGGGTGTTGAGGCTATGGGTCACGGTGATGGTCGTGGCCGTGCCGTCGCCCACGGTGGCCGAGGCCTTGCGCGCCACCACACCGGCATCAACAGCGATGACACCGGCGCTGATCGTGATCCCGTTGCCTGCCGTGTAGCTGGCCCCACCGCCGACCTGTGCAAACACCAAGGGTGTGGTGCCGATGGTGATCGGCGCGTCCGTGGTCATCAGCCAGACCTGGTTGCCCTGCGTCGTGCCCTCGGAGACGAAGACCGCGGCGCCCAGCACCTCGCTGGCTGCGTCGAAGTCCGTGGCGCGCGTCCAGGCGCCGGCGGCGGCCAGGTAGACACCGTTGGCCGAGCCCGTGGTCTGGTTCTTCACCAGCACCCGGTCGCCAGCGATTACGGACACGCCGTCGATGGTTTGCGCGCCGGACAGCGTGATGTTGGCCGTGGTGGCCGCGCGCGCCGGCTCCTTCCATTTGTAGCCCTGCACTGCCGCGTCGAGCTGGGCCTTCGTGACAGCATCCTGCGGGTTGACCGCGTCGGCCAGGTTGATGACCCGGTTGCCCGAGGCGTCAAGGTTGTTCGTGATCTTCATGTCTTGGCCCTCAGTTGCAATAGGCGCGGCCGGTCAGCGGCACGCTGTGTGTGATCTGGGCAATGTCGGTGTCGATGTAGCGGACATCGGGGTAGAGCTGGCCGCCGAGGTTGTCCACGACGGTGATGGAGGGGTAGCGGCCCAGGTT